GTGATCTTGTCGGTCATGGTCTTCTCTGTGTAGGGAGGCCGGGCACCGGCAGCGGTCGGATAGGGGAGGGAGTCCCGCCGCCGGGCCGGCCAAAGGGTTAGAACAGGGTCGGCCCGCTGTCAGCGCCCGGCGGCGTGATCGTGATGAGGACGTCCTGATCCTGCTTGCCGTGCAGTTCGCCTGCCTGGCTGATGGACGGGTCGCAGGCCACGTTCAGCGACACCACCACCGTGCCGCCGTCCTGCGGATCAAAACTGAACTTGTCGACCAGACACTCATCCAGCACCAGATCGCTTTTTCCGCCGATGCCGTGGTGCACCGTGACCGTGGCGCCGACGATCTTGTCGTCGATGCTCACCTTGTTCTTCATGTTCGGGAACTTGAGGCGCGGCAGGTAATTGGGGTCATCCAGGCGGGTGTCGGCGTCGTCCGCCATGTCGCCCTCGCCGGGGTGCGGACGGCGGTACAGCGATGACTTCAGTTCGGGGCTGAATTCCGACAGCACGTCGTTGCTGGTGCGGAACGTCAGCTGCAGCGTCGCGGCCGGCACGCGCTCATTGCCTTTCTTGTTGCTGCGGGAGTGGAAGTGCATGCGGCACTCTTGTTCGGTGATCGAGAACATGCGGGATTGCTCCTAGTGGTGGGCGCGGCTTAAGGAAGGGCGAGGCGGTTGGTGGCGTCGTTGATCGAATACATCAGGGCCCGGACGCGTTGAATGTGGTCTTGCACGCGTTGCGCGACGAGCGTTTCCGGTAGCGGCTCTGGCGTCATGCCGGTGGTTTGGCTGGGGTGCGAGGGAACGAGAACGGGCCCCAGCCGAGCAACCAGTTCCTGCGCGATGAATTCGCATTTGGCTATAGCGTCGCCCAGCGTTGCGATGGTTTCGAGGATTTCTCCGTCGGACTTCTGGGTGCCTCCGAGCGACGAATGCGGAGGCGGGGGAGGCTGGATGAATTGACCAGAATGGTTCATGGATTGCTCCGTAGGTTGTGCTGCGGGGGAAGGGTTAGGCGGCCTTGCGGCGCAGGGTGGTTTCGTACTGCTCAACGAGGTCGGCAAACGCCATGAGGTCGTCGACGAGGCTGTCGATGTAGTCGTCGTCGCGCTTGAACTCGCGCAGCCACAGCTGCTTGTCGATCGGCGCCAGGGCCGGGCAGTACAGGCCCAGATGCCACCAGGCGCGCCCGGTGATCCACAGGCAGCCCTGGACCTGGTCCATGACCTCGCTGGGGTCGTTGTCGATGTGGAAGGCGCGCAGCTTGTCCGGGGCCAGGAAGCACTTGTATTCACTGCCTCCGTCCTCGTTGATCAGGCCGTCCGCGCTGGCGCCGAACAGGCGGTCGTCGGTCAGCACGAAACCGGCGCGCTCGACCAGCAGGCCGGTCTGCTGCTCATGCTCCATACGGGCCTCGGGCTCCAGTTCGTGCCCGCGGCGCATGGCCCAGTTCTGATAGCCCTCGTCCAGGGCTTGGCCGGCGATGCGCTCGACCGCCAGGCGGAAGGCGTAGTTCTTGGCCTCGTCGGACCAGTCCCCCACCGGCTTACCCGCCAGGGCACGCTCCACTCCCTCCGCGCGTGGCACGGAGCGGTAGCCAGCCTTCTTGGCGGCTTCCTTCTGGTCCATGCCGGCCTTCACGTAGGAGACGAACAGCGTCTGGCGCTCGTCTAGAGTGCCCACGCGCTTGCGGGCCACCGAGAACATGCTCGCGGTGATGACGCCGGCGCGCGCGGCGTGCCATTGCTCGCTTCCTTGGTCGCAGTTGATGATGAGCATCATTGGCCTCCGTTGTCGTCGCGGCCGAAGCCGTCGTCAGCTGTCGCGGGCTCGCGGGCCGGCTCGTCGATGGTCTTGCCGTCGTTCGGCGGCGTCTCGGTGGGCACGGCCTCGCCGCGCAGCACGGAGCCGCGCGCGGCCACGGCGGCCTTGAAGGCGTTGTAGGTGCCCATATCCTTGGTGGCGCGCACCTCGGCCAGGCCGTCCTTCCACACCTTCTCGAGCGCGGCGGCGTCCGGCGCGGCTTCCACCAGCTTGCGTAGGCGCGGCAGCAGATCGGGGTCGACGGGTGTGGTGGTGTCGCTGAAGTTGATGCCTTCGCCGCCATCGGTGTTCAGATGGTGGATGGCTTGATCCAGACGTTCGGTTTTCGGCCAATACTTGTAGGCCTGCTTCACCGCGGTCTTCTTCACCATCTCGCCTTCGTCGGTCTTCCACGGCCCCTTGTTGCCAGCCTTCCAGGCCTCAGAACGGTCGCGGATGGCATACACGTCGGCGATGCTCATGGTGTGGGTCAGGTAGTCGCCGTCGGCGGTCTTGACCACGACATACACGCCGATGAGCGGGCCGCGCTGCGTCGAGAATGGGTTGAAAGTGTGCGTCGGCGGCGCGTCGTACCCGTTCAATGCAAAGCCGTCGTTCTCGTGCACTAGCGCGGCCTGCGCCCACTTGATCGAGCCTGTCGATACGGCAAGGTCGATCAGCCCCATGTAGCTAATTTCTAGGTAGATCTTGTTCTTGCGCGGCACCAGGTAGGCCTGCTTCTTCGCAGGATTCAGGCTGATGCCAATGGCCGCCACGTTGTTCACGGCGTTGACCACCGCCTGGCGGTCGTTCATGGCCGCCTTCAGCGTGTATTCGTTGTTCTGCAGGACCTGGATGGCAAAGCCGGCCTCCTTCTCGAAGTTGATCGAGGGGTCGGTCAGCACCGCGGCGAAGGTCGCGCGGCTGTCGTAGATGTCCTGGGTGATGACTGCGAGGTTGTTCAAGGTCATTCCTTCGCGACGACCACGGTCTTGCCGCAGCCTTCGCAGGCGGTGAGGGTGGATTGGGCTTGCTCGTCGCGCTGCTGGCGGTCGCCGTAGCCCAGCAGCACAAAGCCGAGGGCGACGGCGCAGAACACCGCGTTCATGAGCAGGTCACCGTGGGCGCGCAGGAGGCGGCGGATCATGCGAGTTCCTCCAGGCGCTTGAGGACGAGCGGCAGCGCCTCATCGGCAAACTGCTTGGCGTTCGCGTCGCGGGTGTGTCCGTCGGCCAGAACGGCGCAGAGGATCTGCAGCCACACGTGCTGCTGCATGTTCATGCCGATCTCGGCTCCATATTCATAGGAACTGATCACTTGGTCGCGGGAGGCGTCGTATAGGGCGGCTTGAGGGAAGGCGGGCGATTTTCCGAAGGCGCTCATTGCTGCTCTCCCTTGGCCTTGGCGATGGCGGCGCGGGCTTTGTCGAATGCGGTGCGGCACAGGTCCATGCGAGCGTAGAAATCCACTGCGTGGTCCTGCTCTCGGTCGTCCCATTCGAGCATTGCCATGCAAGCATCCAGCAGCTCCGGCGCGGCGGCGATCAGATGCTTGTTGGCCTGCGTAATCGGTCCGGAATACCAGCCTTTGTCGCCGCCTACGTCCATGTTCATGACGTCGCATATGGCGAGGCCCGTCTGGCCGACTTGCTGCACGTACTCGCCGTCGATTTCCCACGGGCCAGGGGTGTGTTTCGTCGTCATGCGTTTCTCCTGCGGCGCGCCGCAACTTCGTCGCCGATAAGCGCAATCAGGTACAGGGCGCACAGGCCCCAGATGGCGTAGGTGGCGGTCATTTGCGCACCGCCTCTTCAAACGACACATCCAGCTGGCGATCCGGATCCTCGATCGCGTCGGCCAGCGTCTCCACGTAGTGCGCGCTGGCGCCGTCCATGAACTTGGTGAACAGCTCGCCGATACGGCCGAACGTGTCGCCCAGGGCGTAGGCCTTGGCCACCGCCGCAAAGGCTTCGGGCAGCGCCGGATCGCCGATGCTGTCCTCGTAGACCGCGTGCGCGGCCGGCTGGCGGTTCTCGCCAGTGCCGCAGTAGCGCACGACTTCCCGCATGCCATGTCGCAGCGCCATGCGGACATCCCAGGTCAGGTCCATGCGCAATTCCTGCTCGGGCGTCAGGCGGATTTCGGGGCGGGCGTTCATGGCTCAGTTCCTCGCGTCGCCGGCGGCCACCTGGTGCGCGGCCTTCTGCGCCAGGTTGTCGTAATGCGTGAACGGGTCGTCAGCGACCTTGATCTGCGCTATCTCGACGGCGGTGGTGCCAGTGTTGTCCTGCCACAGGTACGACGGCAGGTCCTCATACCGGGCCAGCACGCGCGCATCCTCTTCGGTCTCGGCGTGCACCGTGATCGTCTGCTCGCTGGTGCGCGTCTCCGTCTTGCGCATCACGATCTGGAAGGCTTTGCGTTTCATGGATGTCTCCTTGCCCCGGCACCCGGGGCGGGGTGGGGGTTAGGCGGGCAGAGTCGTCTTTGCGACGATCTGGCTGGCCAGGGATTCGCACTCTGCGATGCAGTAGTCCAGGCTGCGCATCACGCCGTCGGTGCCGCCGTGCGAGCGGTCGCCAGAGTGCGCGCAGTCGAAACCGAACCACCACAGAGCGGAAGGAACCGGGTAATCGGCGGTGCCATTCGAGTAGGTGATGCCGCCGTGAACGTCGAAGACGATTTCGGGGGCTTGCATGCGGTGCTCATCGCCGGCAGCGCAAAGCAGCGCCAAGGGGCTGCGCTTGCCGATCGTCTCGTCCTCAGCAGGGCGCATCAGCGCAACGCACGGCTGGCTGTACTGAATGCCGAACAGCGGGTGTCCGGCCGGCACGCCCACATAACCGCAGCGGTGCGAATCGCGCACCCAGATGACCACGGCGCGCAGGCCTGCTTCAGTGGTCCAGTCCTTCTCGACGTCGTAGCTCACTCTGTTCTCCCTGTCTGCTCACCGGGTGGTGAGTGCTTGGCTTCGACAACCAGGGATTCAGGGGAGGGCGCAGACCAGTTCTGCTATGCTCGACGCGCGGGGCTGGTACCCCCGCCAGCGGCATACCAAACCGCTGAAGGTTCCCTGTGCGCATGGAGTCGCCAAGCGAATGGCGACCACCCTTAAACACAGAGAGCTGACCGCGATCCCCTGTGGGGTGACCGGGTGGAAGGCCATCCTAGGTAGCCGACCACAAAGCCAACTTTCACTAGTTGGTAGCGCGCTGCCAGCGATTACATGGAAACCGCCATGTTTGAACTGACAGTTAAGCTGACCCTCAGCTACAAGCAGCTGCGATCCTTGATCGCATTGCTTTTGCTGCTGCTCAGCTAGCAGTCCCCCCGGCCCTCACGGGTCGGGGCCTCACTGGCGGGCCGGTGCTCAACCCACCGGCCCGTCGTCATATGAGCGCACATCCCTGCGCGCCCTCTCCTGAATCCCAAGTTGTCAAAGAACGTGCCTCGGTGCTCGATTGCTTGAGTTGAGGCGTTGGGAGAATATTAGGCGTCGCCTAATTGTGTGTCAATAGGCGATGCCTAATTATTTTTGGGCAGGCGAAAAAAAGCCCGCTCGAGGCGGGCGATGGGGCTAGTTGACTATTTGCAACTATCTGGCCGTTCTATTGCCGCGTACACCTGGTCAACATAGTGTGTCCATGAAGAATAGTAGGTGTATGCCTTCACATGCGTGGTTTGCCCGACTTGCTGAAAAGTCATGTGCGCGCCAGCGCTTGAGTCCGAACGACCCATCATGGGAAATGTCAGATAGGCGTTGCGGGGATTCGCTGGATCAATGCGCAAAGCCGGTAGATCTCGGCAGACGGTCCCATACTTGTATAGGGCGTCCGCGACTTGCTGCATGGTGAGCGGGAAATCTCGCTCAGACCGTAGATGTTCTGAATTTCGAATGTCGGCGACGTTCACATTCTGTAGTTGCCCGCACCCGACCAACGACACAACAGCGATGGCAGCTGCAAAAAGGAGCTTCATGTCTGGGTCCCTTAGCGTCGAATAGATTGCCGATTGTAAGCCTGCACCCTGAAGGCGGTTGAAGCTGGAGCGTTCATTTCTGCATCAAGTACCCGAGTATGCCGGCAAGCAACAGGCAGATAAGCGTCAGCCTTACGCTTATGGCGCGCAGCAATTCATTGGACTGCCGGCGTGACTCGGCCAGAGAGTCCTCGAGTCGTTGCGCCCGTTCGTCAGGCGTATATGAAATCTCATGGTCAAACATCAGGCTTACCTATGCTGGTGCAGGTCTTCGAAAAGGCAACGCCGGCTACTTCACGACTCTACGAGCGCATCCACTGCCCCGCCTCGTCATCCCGCAGCCTGGCGCCAGCCCAGACAACCTGTCCCAGCACCCGCACCGGCGTACCGTTCTCGAGCGGGATGTCCGGATATCCCGGGTTGAATGAGCGCGCGACCCATTGTTTCGTCAGTCGGTCACGCGTCACCGTCTTCACGATCATCTTGCCGTCGTAATTGATGGCGTAGACGCCGCCTGCGGCTAGATCGCGCACGGTCAGGTCTTCATTCGGAACCACCAGTAGGGCGGCCCCATCACGAATGATGGGTTCCATGCTGTCGCCCTTGGCGTAGACGACGCGAGCCTTCCCGGCATCCGCGCCCACGGCGCGCAGGAACGAACGGCGGAAGTGCATCACACCGGTCTGTTCTTCAAGGTGGTTTTCAATGCCGTCGCCGGCGGCCAGGCGAACGTCAGCCATCTCCGGCACCTTTTCGAACTTGTCGTTCGCTGCATATGGCTCGCCTGGGCCGACATTGGCCACCACTCCAGTCTGGGTGCTTATCCGTATCTTGGGATTCGCTTCCGCCTGGTGTGTTGTATTTCCGCCTTCCCATGGGGCAGGGGGGAGGCCTTGGATTCGCATAGGAAAGGCGTCGTCCGCATGGTCCATGTCGACCAAGCCGCCAGGTTTATGCGTGCGTAGTGACAGCACGGCCGGCGGCGACAGTGGCGCCGGATGCGAGACCTGAATGCCGATTTTCAGTTGGGCGATGGCCAGAGCAATCGCGCCTTCAAGCGCGCTCAGCTGTGAGTCAGGAAGAGCGTGAATCTGGTCTTCGGAGATCGTCCGGAAGGGCCACGGCTTGTCCTTGATCGGCTGTTCCTCAACTCCAGCCGAGCCCATATCCGGCCAAGCCTTAAGGCCCCAATGATCTGGACCCACGACATCTGAGAAGTAGCGCCAAAGCTCAGGGAGCTTGTCCTTGGAAATCGAACCCTTTTTGATCCAGTCATGGATAGATGGGGGCTTCACCTTGAAATGACGTGCGATTGCCGCCTGCGAGGCGACAGATCCGCTGGCGATTTTCAGATCAATGGCTGCCTTAATGGCAGCGCCTAGGTCAGTTCCATTAAGCATTGCCTAACTTTCGCCTTGTAGTGCCGCATTAGGCAATTCCTATTGACATGAATTAGGCGTCGCCTAATAATGCGGCATGGACATGAAAAAACGACACGAACCCCTATCAAGGGCCTGCGACCTCGCAGGCGGCCAAGCAGCCCTTGCGCGGATCCTTGGAGTGACGCCGGTCAGCGTTCATGACTGGGTCCATTTGAAACGGCCCCTTCCCTCAGAACACTGCCCCCTGATTGAGGAAGCGACGGGTGTTCGTTGCGAAGAGTTGCTCCCGTCGTTCCGCTGGGATGTGCTGCGAAAGCGTAAGCGGTCCCGGCGCGGCACGACACAGCTCCAGCAGGAGGCCGGCCATGCGGTATAGCCACGCAGCATTCATCCTGTGGTGCTTCTTTCTGCTGATGCTGTTTCGCGATGTGGCCGAGGAAGCGCGGCTACGCGGCGAAAGAACGGAAACGCGCTGCGAAGTTGCAGCAGGCCCAGTACGAGGATGGTCGCAATGAAGCCCACCTCGATGCGTCCGTCCTCCCACATGACCATCGAAAAGATGGCCATGAACACGACGGCGAATAGTGCCGTCGGTATCCATCTGGACAACACACCATCGATTTCTGCGTACAGCGGCGGGTCTTCGCGGGCCACCTTGGTCAGCCAAACGAACGCTGCGCCGACGGCCGGAATCATCAGCCCGAGAAAGAATTTCCAGTCCATGCCCAGCTCCTTTCCATCTGTTGCGTGTGAGAGCCAGCAGTGTAAGCGGGAGGGGCAGGGCGCCCAATTCGATGGTCATGGCTCAGTGCACCGCCGCGCTCTCGCGCCCGTCGATGGCCCACGCCATGCGGTCGCGCTCGATGCGCAGCTCTTCGAAGATGGCCAGGACGGCGGCCTCGCTCGGGTCCACGAAGGCCCGGCGCGCGATGTCCTGGGCGTTGATCAGCAGCTTTTCGGTCTCGGTCATTTCGTTCGTCTCGGGTTGTCGGTACGAAAAATTTTTGCCCGGGTCCACGCTGTAACTCACGTTGTAACTCGATGATTTTTTCCTAAAAGGAAGCGAAGTGCACACCCACCCCGCAGTTGTATATGGCGCCAGTACGTTGCCGGCGCCCGCCGGAAAGCGATTCCTGCCGCTGTCTGCTGTGGCGGCATGCAAGACCTTCCGCGAGGCCGTGCGCCTCGCTTGGGAACATCGGGCCCGGCCCAACATGACACAGCGCAGCCTGGCGGAAGAGTGCGGCCTGTACGCGCCCCACGTCAGCAGCTACCTGCACCCGGAGCCGCTGGACAGCAAGAACCGGCCGCGCCTTGATCTGCCCGCCGACTGCATCGACGCCTTCGAGGAAGCCGTGGGCAACCACGCCATCCGCCAGTACCTGAACCATCTGGGCCGGCTGACGATCATGGAAGAAGTCATCGCCCAGAGGGCCGCATGAGCTATGACGAAGCCCTGGCCCTCACCAAGCGCGCGTTCGAAGAAGCCCTGCGGCAGCACGGCTGGGACCGCGCCAAGGCATACGAGGAAATGATGCTGCGCGAAGACCTGAATCCCCAGCTGCGCGAGGCCTTCCTTGTGATCGGCCGCCACACCGCATTCTCGACGAGGCACTGATGCGTCAACGCCTTCTAAACCCCAAGACGTTCATTCTGCTGAGCCCGAGCCAGCAGGCAGCCGCGCAGACGTTCCTGGCGAATCTACCGCTGGATGCTGACGAACCCCTGGAGGTGGTCGTGCGCGAGCGCGTGAAGCCGCGCAGGATGAGCCAGAACGCGCTGATGTGGGTCGGCCCGCTGGCTGATATCGCAGAACAGGCCTGGGTGGGCGGTAAGCGTTTCACGGCCGAGGCCTGGCACGAGCATTTCAAGCGCGAATACTTGCCGGAAGAATTCGACCCTGAGCTGTGCCTGGATGGCTACGTCAAGTGGCAGATCACCCCGCGCGGCGACCGCGCGCTGGTGGGCAGCACGACGATGCTGACGGTCAAGGGTATGGCCCAGTACCTGACCCAGGTGGAAGCCGCCGGCGCCGAACTGGGCGTCGAGTTCCGCGCGCGAGGCGAACGCTGATGGACTGGTCCGAGACATCCATTGCGCGCGCGCTGGCGCGGCAGACCTTCAACCGCAAGTACCTGGTCGTGGTGCCGAACTGCAACTGGACTGGGCACGAGTGCGACCTGCTGGCCGTGACTGAAAACCTGCGCATCATCGACGTCGAGATCAAGATCAGCCGGGCCGATCTGAAGGCCGACGCCAAGAAGGAAAAGTGGTGGCACCGCCAGTACGTGGGCAGCCCGCGCACCGTGGAGAAGCTGGGCCAAGACGGTCGCCTTCAAAGCCGTCGTCGCATTTATGCACAGCAGTTCGAGCTGCGGGAATGGCCTCGCCAGGTCTGGAAGCACTACTACGCGCTGCCCGCGGAGATATGGACGGACGAATTGCTGGATTGCCTTGGCTCCCCAGCGTCTGGCGTGCTGCTGCTGACGGATGAGGGCGGCCAGGTGAAGGCTCGCGTTCGGCGTCCGGCCACCCCCAACCGCGACGCGAAAGTCATCAGCCCTGCTGCGGCGGTGGATATTGCGCGCCTGGCCAGCCTGCGCATGTGGGATGCCTACGAGCGCCTTGAGCAACGGGAGGCCCGCTGATGCTGCGCCGCTCGCCCCTGACCCGCAAGACCCCGCTGCGCGCCACCGGCGCCCGGCTCTCCAGCGGCCCCAGCGCCGCCCTGGCGCGGCAGTCCACGCTGCAGCGCACCGCCTTTAAGCGCCGCGCGCCGAAGAAGCGCGCCGGTCATGCGCCGGAGTACCTGGCCGCTTGCCGCGGCGAATGCTGCTACCTGCGCTTCCCTGGCTGCCGCAGCTATGAAAAGGACCCCACTGTCGTGCCTGCCCACCAAAACGAAGGGAAGGGCATGGGCCTGAAGGTTCACGACCGCTTCACTGTTCCCGCCTGCCACTTCTGTCACGCGCTCTATGACCAGAGCGGGATCGATCGAGAAATCAAGCGCGCCACCTGGAACTGGGCCTACACCCGGTGGGTGCCCGTGCGCGCCAGCAAGATGAACGAAGGAGCCGGCAATGGCTGCTGATTGGATAAAGATGCGCGTCGACCTTCCGACGCATCCGAAAGTTGTCCGCATGGCGTCCGCTTGCAAAGCGGACAGATTGCGCGTCATCGGCGGACTTTTGTCCGCGTGGGCTCTGTTCGATGTCCATTCCGTCGATGGACAGCTCGAAGGTTACAGCCCGGAAGTGCTGGACGAGACGATCGGATTTCCCGGTTTTTCGCACGCCATGATTTCGGTCGGCTGGCTCGAATTTGACGGATCTTCCCTATGGATGCCCCGGTTTGAAGAGCATAACGGCCAGTCTGCCAAGAAGCGCGCGCAGGACGCAGACAGGAAGCGAAACGACCGAAATTCGTCCGCTTCCGAAGCGGACAAAAAGCGGACTAGAGAAGAGAAGAATAGAGAAGAAGAAAAGATAAAAGAACCCCCTATATCCCCCAGGGCTGAAACCGAGAAGGCGAAGGCCGCAAACACCATCACCGCGGCTGACCTGCAGGCCCGTGGCGTAGCTCCCCAGGTGGCCGCCGACTTCCTGGCGCTGCGCGCGAAGAAGCGCGCCCCGGTCACGGCCACCGCGCTGGCCGGCCTGGAACGCGAAGCTGCGGCAGCCGGGGTGACGCTGAACGTCGCGCTGCGCACTTCTGCCGAACGCGGGTGGCAAGGCTTCAAGGCGGAGTGGGTTCGGCCCGAAAGCGGCGCCACCGGCATGCCCGGAGCGGGCACTGGGGCTGCCGCAAACGCTGCGCAGATCAATGCCGAGGCCAAGCGCTTGGTGTTCGGCGGTGGCGCCAGCCGGCAGGAGGTGATCGATGTCTGAGGACGATTTTGAGCGGTTCTGCGAACTGCTGGACGACGTTGCGGAGCTTCGGCAACTGAAGGTGCTGGGCGTGCGCGCCAAGGCGCGTTTCTTCCAAGCCGTGCGCCGCTACCCGCTGGCGCTGGTCGAGAAGGCAATCCAGGCCCATCTGATCGACGCGGACGAGGGCAAGTACAAGACGATGATCCAGCCCGCGCATATCGTCGCGCAGATCGAGGGCGCTGCGGCCAACGACGGCCGGCCAGAGGCAGACGAGGCATGGTCCATCGCCATGCGCGCTGACGACGAGGCGGTCACGGTGGTCTGGACCGACGAGATCAGCCAGGCGCTCACCGCTGCGCGGCCGGTGCTGGCCCGCGGTGATGATGTCGGCGCCCGAATGGCGTTCAAGGCGGCATACGGCCGGCTGCTGACCCCGGCCCGCAAGGCGCTGCGCCCGGTCCGCTGGGTAGCGGCCTTGGGCCATGACGTCGCGCAGCGCGACGCCGTCTTGCAGCACGCCGTGGCGCTTGGCCAACTGCCCGCGCCTCACGTCGCTGCGCTCCTTCCGCCACCGGCGCCCAGCAGCATGATGGGCGATGACGAGGTTGCCGCCGAGAACATCGCGCGCCTGCGCAAGCTGGCCGCCAGCGCGCTGTCGCCGTCCGAGACGCGCCGCCGGGCCGCCGAAGAGGCCAGCAAGGCCGAGCGCGACCGGCTGGACGTCCTGAAGCAGGAATCGGCGGCCAAGGTCGCCCAGCACCAGCCCGGAGCCACCGCATGAACTCGTACGCCGAAGCCAGCGCCGCCGCGAGCGGCCACGAACCCGGGGGCGACGGCCTCTGCGCTGCCTTCGGCTGCTGTCTGCCGGGCACGCTCACGATGAGCACCCAGGGCGCGCAGGACTGGCACTGCCGCCTGCACTTCGGCGCGCCGCGGGCCGAGTTCGACGACATCAGCGCGCGCATCCAGAACCGCAAGGCGCTTTTCACGGCTGCCTATTGGCTGGTGAACCGCGCCAAGGGCGACGCGGTGGCCAGCAAGGTGCTGGACCGAATCAAGGCCCTGGGTCGTGCCGACATCGTTGACGCCTTCGCCAAGGGCGACAAGCAGACCGCCTACCACCTGGGCACGCTGCTGCTTCGCGTCCTGGGCGACGAATGCCGCATGCCCCAGGCGCACATGGGCACCCCGAAACCCGCCGGCCAGGGCACGACCTGGCTGGACCAGAGCCAACCCGAGGAAGCCACCGCATGACCCTACCGAACCTCACCCAATCCGCCGACGTGGCGCTGGACCCGATGGCGGGAACGCTGCAGGGCACCGGCCGAATCACGTATTCCCCGGACTTTCAAAGCGAGCAGCCAGCAACGGCGCGGGTCTTGCAAGCACATAGCCCCGCCACGCCGCATGAATCCTCATCCCAGCCTTTCGGCGGGCGAACCCGCATGCAGTGCCAGGCCCGCGGCTGCGATGGCTGCATGGTGTGCGCCAGCAGGTCGAACGATTTCCTGCAGGCCGAGCAGAAAAGTGCAGGTGGTGCAGGAGCAGCAGCGGACAGCTTCGCGCGCGCGCCGGTAGTCGCCGCCCCGCCTGATCGCGGAATCCTCGCCCTTGACCCCGGAACCGAT